GTATCAAATGTTTTGTGTTCGATGCGGACACCATTCGAGTGTCCGCGATGAATGTTACATCGGGGAGTCTGGACCCCGTTAACTCTTTTATCGAAGTGATGGTTACAAGGTAAGCAGCAGCAGCGCTGGCCCTCGTGTACTTATTGATATAGGAGCCAACCAATGCCATTAACACAAGCAGCACCCCAGGAAAGCTCATGACGACTAAGATAAGTTACGGCGTGGCAAACATTGCAAGCCAAGCGGAGGCTGAGGCTGGCACGGCAATTGACAAGTTTATGACGCCTGAGCGTACAGCGCAGGCTATAACCGCCCTTGAGACAGCCACAGTCTTCACTGAGTCGTTCGAGAGTTCGGCCCAGTCTATTACCGCCGCAGGGACTTTAACGTTAGCCCACGGGCTTTCTTCTCAGCCTAAGCTGTACTTCACTTACATCAAATGCACGACGGGCGAACATAACTACAGTATTGGCGATGAAGTGCCGGTGCCAATGAATGGCAACTCAAACAACAACTATGGGGTTACTGTTGTGCCAGACGCAACAAACCTTACCGTTCGGTTTGGCAGTGATGCGAATGTCCTGCAAGTGTTGGACAAAACATCCGGGGCATCGGCTAACATCACGCTGAGCAGTTGGGAGTTTTACGCTCGCGCATGGGCGTAACGTCATGACGTATGCTGGACCCAGGGATAAAGCGGTTCGCAACTCCACGCCAAGCTGAGATTATAGATGCCTATAATGAAAGCGGCCAGTCCAGCACTAAAGCCGGTCGTTTGCTGGGGATTAACTCTAGGACTGTTCGCCACGCTATTCAGCAAGTAAAGCGCAAAGCGGCCGATAGGGGGTTTGAATCAGACGATGGCCGCAATTACCCCGGCCCATACGGGCACGTCGTTAGCGGCTACTCCGAGCTGGTCAAGGCCGATCCAGATGACCCGCTGAACCGAATCGTTTACTGGGTAAAAACAAACCGCAAGATTGCAGACCAGCTTGATGAGTGCCGGACAGCCATCGAGGCAATGGTCGATGACTTGCCAAGACTCCCCAAGTCCACTTACCAAGGATCCACGAAAGACAAAAATCACTTCGCGGTTATCCCTATCGGCGACCCGCACATCGGCCTGAGAACGTGGTCTCGCGAGGTAGGCACAGACTGGGATGTTCCTATAGCAATGCGCGTATTCAGTAAGGTTTTCGCTCGGTTGTTTCAACGCACGCCTGACACCGACGAGGCTATCATTTTCAACTCAGGTGATTTCTTTCACGCCGACAACATTCGTGGTGAAACAGAGCGCTCTGGGCACAAGCTCGACCTAGATGGGCGACCGGCCTATTGGATCGATGCCGGGGTTCAGATCATGCGCCTCATCATCGACATGGCGCTGGCAAAGTACAAGCGTGTTCACTTCATCAACACGGCCGGTAATCACGACGACATCTTGGGCTTGTCTCTCGGCATTGCTATCAAGCATATCTATGGCAATGATCCCCGTGTAACGTGTCAGATTGACCCTGCGGCGTTCAAATTCCTGGCCCGTGGCAAAGTGCTACTAGGCTTCTGTCATGGGCACACGTGCAGGCTCAGCTCGCTACCAGGGAAGATGGCTGACGATGAGAGCAAACTGTGGGGCGAGACAACGTACCGGCATTGGTTTACTGGGCATGTTCATCACAACCAATGGCTACAGTTTAAGGAACATCCCGGCTGCACGGTCGAATCTATAGGCATCATCCCGCCACGCGATGCTTACGCATACGGCGCAGCATACGGCGCTAAACGCGGCACTCAGTTGTGCATATTCGACAAACGTGGCAACATGCCTGATCGTTATACGGAGACTGTAAGGGATTCCGATTGAGTGCTTATAACGTACAGATTGGCGGGAATCACTACGCAGACATGGTCATCCAGCCCGCCGAGTTCATCATCAAGAACGACATGGGATTCGCTGAAGGCAACGTAATCAAGTACGTCAGCCGTTGGCGGAAAAAAGGCGGGGTTGATGACCTAAGGAAAGCCCGCCACTACCTAGACCTGTTGATAGAATCAACGTCTTCGGGCGATTAGGAACGTATTTCGCTGCCTGCTTTAGTTCTTAAGGCGGGCTTATCACCACCAAGGAGGAAACTATGCCTTACGAACAACGGGACAATAGCGGTTCTTTATTCAGGAATGACCGAAAGGAAACCGAGAATCACCCTGACTACACCGGCAAATGCATGGTCAACGGTGAGGAAATGAGGATGGCAGCTTGGCTTAAAGAGGCCAAGAACGGAACCAAATGGATGAGCTTCTCTTTCTCTGAGCCTCGGGAGGCTACGGCCCCAACTCAGAGCCCGTTAAGCGGGAATGGCGAGGCCGATAGCGAAGACATCCCGTTTTAAAGTAAAAGCCCCCGGCCGTGACTAACAACGACCGGGGGCTGAGTCTGGTGGGATAGGCGGAGGTAGACCTAAGAAACAGACTCCTCCTGATTATATTGGACCATCATCGGTCTCGTCCACTACCTCCCCGTAATCATCCTCACTTTCTGGCATGGGCGGTTCTTCAACAAGCTCAGCCTCAATAATCGCGGCTGCACGCGTCCCTCCTTTCTTTTCTTGCTTCGGGCTTTGAGTGGCTTCCTCTTTCTCTTGCTCATAACTGTAGTTCTCGTTGTCGTGCTCAAGCATTTGGTCAAGGTCTGCCGAAGACGGCAAGTACTTGGCAATGCGCCGAAGCACCGACTTCTTCGCCATTTCCTCAGGCCAATCTGCCCACGGCCCACGACCGCCAGAACGACTCACGCCTCGAATTTTGTTGATCTGCTCCATGTTCATAAGCTCAACGACCGCCCCACCATCGCGCATTCGCGCAACGGCATACACGCCAATCATGGCACCACGCTCGCCAAACCAGTCCGGCTGGTGGTCAGGCACGTCATCGCGTGCCGGGTTGTACGAGAACTTATCCTTCTCATGTACCGTCTGCGCAGTAATGGTGCTTATCTGCCCGCTGTTGCGCAGCTTCTTAAGCAATCCTGCGACCATAGGCATGTACTGGGCAGCGTTCTTGAACTGCACCAGCGCAGCCTCACGGCCGTCAAGAACCAGCCCATCTTGCGCCGCTTTTTGGCAAGCCGCCATGATGCTCTGGCGGTTGCACTCTAATATCTTGGGGTTGTTCTGCACTGCCCCGACGACTGTCCGCATGAACTTCGCGGATGGAATGTGAGCGGGCAGGACCGACTTGAACTGCTTCTCGTGCAGCGCGAGGTCTTTAGTGAATACAGCGATATCGTTAGCCATTGTTCTTCTCCCGAATAGTGAACTGACGGTAGCCTTTCCGGCCCCCGTAGCTCTGGCCGATCATGTCTGACGTGATTACCGTGGGCGGCGTGTCTTTTGTTCGCCCGCACGAAATGCTGACATTTCCTAAAACCACCTTGTTTACGTCATCGCCGATGAGCGTCAGTATCTCAGCCTTAAGTCCCTTCGCGGTCTTCTCAGCCGCCTGGAGCTTCTCTTTAGCTTGCTGGTAATCCGCGATAAGAGACGACAGGTGATTGTCGCCAGAAGCATCCAAAGGCTGAGTGCCACCGCCAGGATGCAGGCCGATAATAAAGTCAGCATCGTCTTCGTAATTTGGTTCCGGTTCCTCCCCGGCGTCAATGCTAGCCCAAAACTCCGCTACCCTCTTGCGGATGCCAGCGCCGACTTTGGGGTTTCGTTCCCTAAAGATTAGCTTCAGTTCATTGCCGCCAACGAGCGCCGCGATAATTGCCCCCGGCCGCTCTGCAACTTCGAGCTGATGCTGTACTTGCACCTCGATGTGGTCAGGTGCCTCGTCGTCAGTCCAGTTGTCTCGGTAGACCCACTGGCCGACGTTTTTGCACTCGATTAACCAATTAGCGTACTCCCCGCCAGTCACCTCGTAATCAAACGATGCGCCAAGTCGAGCGCTGGGGTCGCGCAGATAGTCCTTAAGAGGCTGAACGGGGGCCACAATTTCAAGGCCCGTTAATTCTGCTATGCCCTTCTCAAGCACGCGGCCCGCTCGCATCCGAAAGTTGTCAGGGATGCTACCTGTATCTCCGCTTTTCTTGCGGTGCCATAGCTCGAATGTGGTTGTGTATGGGCTTAGCCCGAAGAGAGCAGCGCTCTCTGTTGAAGACACATCCTTGGAGCGTAACTCCAGCCAGTGCTCCTCGTTAAGCGTGGCTATTCTCTCAATCATCTTAACCTCCGTTAAAAGCGACGCAGGGCAACTTTGCCGGGTCTTGTCACTTGTGTCAATACCAGAATGGCAAATAAGAGCGGGGTGTGACTAAAGAGTTGGATTTTTTCCAAATTCCACTTATAATGGCCCCAAGCTGACTCCGTGGGGGCAATTGCCACCCAGG